TCGGGGTGTTCATGAAGAAGGCGAGCTTCTGCCCGTTCTGCCACGACCAGAAGAGGTACGGGGACGCGACGTACAGGCAGAGGCTCCACGGGAGTCTCTGCCCGCACAGGGAGATGTGGGAGAAAGAGTTGATGGAGGAGATGGATGGGTAATAGAAACCCCCATCCCAGCCTTCCCCCTACGAGGGGGAAGGAGTGAAAGATAAATGCAATGAATGAAGAAGGTGTTGAGAGGAAGGAGTGGGAGAGGGGGGAGGGGGAGACGGCGAAGGCGTACGACGCGTTCAGGGAATACAGGGACCTGGGAGCGTCGCGGAGCCTGAGCATGGCCGCGGAAAAGCTGGGGAAGTCCGTAAGGCACCTCAAGCAATGGTCGACTAACCACGCATGGCCGAGCCGCGCTCTCGCATACGACGCATACATAGAGAAGAAACGGCAGGGCGTGTACGAGACGAAGCTCGGGGAGTTAAACGCCGCACACCTCGACATGGTTAGGAGCGCAAGGGAATCGGTGATGGTCCCTCTGCGGGCGCTCCTCCGGAGGATAGAGAAGGTCAGGGAAGAGGGCCCGGGGGCGGTTGCGGAGGTCGAGGGTATTCCTACCGAAAAGCTGCTCTCCATAGCGAGGCCGTATGTAAAGCTCGCGCTCGACGTAATTAAAATGGAGCGGCTCCTCTACGGGCTTCCCACGCAGACGATAAAGAAGGAAGGGACGATCGGGCACAACGTCAGCCACGACATAAAGATCGTGAACGAGTACATCGAATCGCTCCCGGACGAGGAGCTGTTGAGAATTGTCAGAAACACGAAGAAGCGCGCTCGGAACGACGGAAGCGGTAAGCAGGTTCCTCGCGGGAAGGGCGAGGGATAACCTGCTCACGTACACGGAGCTTACGTTCCCGAGGTACAGGGCGAACTGGCACCACAGGGTCATCATAGATCACCTCGAAAGCGTGTCGGCGGGGGATATAGCGAGGCTCATGATACTCGTGCCGCCCAGGTACGGAAAATCGGAGCTGTCGTCCGTGCGCTTCCCCGCGTGGTTCCTGGGGAAGAACCCCGAGAAGAAGGTGATACTCGCGTCTTACAACGACAGGTTCGCTCTCCACTTCGGGAAGCACGCACGGAACGTCTGCCAATCGGACATGCACGGGTGCGTGTTCCCGGAATCGCGCGTGAGGAGGGACTCGTCTTCAGGCTCCCTCTGGGAGCTGGAGGAAGGCGGGAAGTTCGTCGCGGTGGGGCGCGGGGGCTCGGTCACGGGGCACGGGGCGCACCTGCTGATTCTCGACGACCTCATAAAGAACGTGCAGGAGGCGTATTCCGAGAACGTGAGGGACACCGTGTGGGACTGGTACAAGACGACGCTCTACACGAGGATCGAGGACGGGGCTGCGATAGTCATCGTGAACACGAGGTGGCACACGGACGACCTCGTCGGGCGGCTGCTTAACGAAGAGGGCGGGAAGTGGGCGGTGCTGAAGCTCCCGGCTATAGCGGACGCCGATCACGCATACGGCGATCACACGTACCGCGAAGGGGAGACGCTCTGGCCCGGGAAATTCCCGATCGAGACCGTGCTCGAGACGAAGGGGGTGCTGGGGAGCCATTTCAGCTCGATATACCAGCAGGAGCCCGAGGAAAGGACGGGGAATATTTTCAGGCGCGCTGACTGGAAGAGGTTCACCGCGCTGCCGGCGGGGAAGAAGCGTGTCGTGCAGTCGTGGGACACGGGGTTCAAGACCGGGGAGGAGAACAGCTACTCGGCGTGCACGACGTGGGTCGAGACGGAGAGGGGGTATTACCTCGTCCACGCGTGGTGGGACAGGGTGACGTTCCCCGTTCTCAAGCGGTCTGCCGTCGAGCTCTACGAGAGGTTTATGCCGGACGAGGTGCTGATTGAGGACAAGGCGTCGGGGCAGAGTCTCCTGCAGGAATTATCCGAGACGACGAAGATCCCGATAAAGCCGGTGAAGCCGACCGCGGACAAGGTGGCGAGAGCGCACGCAGTGACACCCGTGTTCGAATCGGGGAACGTGTACATACCGGAGGGGGAACTCTGGGCGGACGAGGTGATAGAGCACGCGGCGAGGTTCCCGAGGACGAAGAACACGGACGTAATCGACAGCGTGACGCAGGCGATCGAGTACATGAGGCACGGGAGGAGCTTCAGGTATTCGTACCACGGCGGTGCGTACGCCCGCGGCGGCGGGAGGAAATCGATATTCGAAATGGAGAGGGAGAAGAGAAATGGCTGAAGACAGACTCACGCAGGCCGTGCTCAGGAAGCGGGCCGGATACAGGAAGGCCGAGAAGGGGTACAGGTTCTTCGAGGAATCGTACAAGGGCGGCGCGGACTACATAGATTCCGATAACTTGTACATACATACGTTTGAGGACGGGGAGGGTTTCAGGGAGAGGAAGGAGAGGGCGTATTACTACAACTACTGCGCGCCGATAGTGAACGCGTATAACTCCTTTATTTACAGGCAGAAGGTGACGAGGGACTACGGGGAGCTCGATGGGAACGGGCTCTTCAGACAGTTCCTCGGGAACTGCGACAGGCAGGGGAACTCCTACGAGGACTTCATAAGGAACGCTTCGAAGTGGTCGTCCGTGACGGGGATACATTTTATTCTCGTGGACAAGCCGTCTGAAGAGGCAGGGTCGATGAAGGAGGAGATGGAGCGTGGGATACACCCGTACTTCGTGCGCGTGTCGCCGATGAACGTGTGGGACTGGGGGCTCGACAGGTGGGGGAACCTGCTCTGGGTGAAGATACTCGAGTCGCAGGGGGACGAGGGGGAGTTCGGAATCGAGGGCGCGCCAGCGGAGAGGTTCAGGGTGTGGTACAGGGACAGGTGGGAGCTATACGAAGTCGAGAGGACGGGCGGCGACAGGAAGGCATATAAGACAGAGGAAGGCGAGCACCCCGTTGGGGACGTGCCGCTCGTGCCCGTCTGTCATTTCGCGGAGGAGCCTATGACGGGGTTCTCGCTGTTGAACGACATCGCGTACGTGAACAGGGCGCTATTCAACTGGTGCTCGCTGCTGGACGAGATCCTGTACCGGCAGACGTTCTCGCAGCTCGTGATGCCGGAAGACCCGAAGAGCCCGATCAACGACAAGGCCCTGGGGACGGCGAGGGGGCTCGGTTTTCCGCCGGATTCGAAGCACGCGCCTCATTTCATAAGCCCGGACGCGTCGCAGGCTCGCGCGCTCATGGACCAGATAGAGAGGGGCGTCGAGGAGATCTACAGGCTCGCCACGCTCAGGGGGGCGATCGGAGTGAAGGAGGAGTCGAGCGGGGTCGCGCGCTCGTACGATTTCATGATCACGAACAATACGCTCTCGAACAAGGCGCTCAACATGGAGGAGGCCGAGACGAAGGCGCTCCGGTTCTGGGCGAAGTGGCAGGGGATAGACGAGCCCGGGCACGTGATCGAATACCCGAGCGAGTTCGAGGTGAGCACACTCGGGGAGGAGATGGAGAACGTGCTCCGCGCGAGGACGCTTCAGATATCGGACCGGTTCGAGCAGATAATGAAGGAGAGGATCGTCAAGCGGATGACGCCAAGGCTGACGAGGGAGGATATGGAGAGGATATTGGCGGAGATTAGGGGGGAGTGAGCGGGGTAGGTGAGGTTGAGATGGTGTGGATTCTGAAAAGACAAAGAAAGGTGAAAAGCTGTTTTTTTATCCTTCTTTTCCTTGATGAAAAGATGCAAAAATCATCCGACTGAACATAATTTGCTAAAAATCTTCCGTTTAAGCAAAAATCTTTCAAATGGACTGCTGAAAGATTTTTACGTTTAAACACGCGATTTTCTTAACGCAAATTCTGTAATGTCGGAAAGAAAAGACAAAAGATGGATTTCTCACATGCGTTCGAAATGACGGGATAAGGAATGGATTCCCGATTCTTTTTGGCTTGAGTTGCTGAAATGCCACGATGAAGAGGTTTATTTGCAATCAGCCAGTGGCTACCGATTGTGCGCACGCTTACAATCGTTCTTCGGGAATGACAAAAAAGGAAGAGGCGAAATTGCCGCGCTGCGCTTCGCTGCACTCGCAATGAAAGAAAATGTAACACGTCCCTCGACAGGCTTCCGGCTTCGCATTGCTGTGCCGTGACGAGCATCCGACTTCGCCCTTCGGACTTCGACGGACAGGGGGCGAACGGGATTTGTTATCGCGGCTGGAAGCCGCTCCTACGGATCTGAGGATTGAGTAAAGGAGAAAGGAGAAAATGAAGACGGAATTGAAGAGGAGTTTGGATAAGTATTATGAGGAGCTGGATGCGCTCGCGAGGAAGTACAGGGCAGACATCCACAATACGAAGACCGACAAGGGACTGAGCGCGTTCGGGAAGGAGAGACATGCCGAGATGCTCAAAGGGGAGCTCATGGAAAAGGTGAGGGACCTGAGGCTCAGGTTCGACGAGGACGTGTCCGGGAGGCTCGCGAATATCGGCGATGCGCTAAGGTCGCCCGATGCCGAGAGGGCGCGGGTGAGGACCATTAAGCAGAAACTCGCCGAAGGGGAGAGGTTTATGGGACAGGAGAGCCTGTTCTACGCGCTTCTCGGCTCTATTGATGAATTGCGGGGAGATCTCAGCAAGAGCACATTCGTGAGCTCCGTATCGAGGCTCTCGAACGAGGATATGGCGCGCGTGTTCAACGACGCGGTCGAGAGGAGGGACACGAAGCGTCTCGAATGGCTGAAGGAGGCGGCTATGCTCACGGGCAGGGATTCGGCGGCGCTCGTGAGGAGCGTGGACGCGCAGATAGAGCAGATCGAGGACGCGAAGCTCACGTCGGAGCAAAGGATGCTGAAGGCGACTGCCGGGGAGCTCGCGAAGCAGAAGGAGCTGTTCGGGTACAGCGTCGAGCGAGCGGTCGGGAACGAGGGGGAGTTCGTGGATTTGAGAGGGGAGAGGGGAGAGGGTGGCTAGGCAATGCTGGGATTTATTTGCAGCTATTTACTAATATTAAGAATATTAGTATATGATTAGTATTAGCAACACACTGTAATGACTCGGAATATTCTAATCTGTGGGCTTATGACTTGTAAAAGTCTCACCATATGGTGGCTTATCAAACTACAATGACGGACCTCCTTGGACTTGAAAGACTAGGTCTTTTGGAAAGCAGCAAGTACAAGAGAGCATGGTTTTTCAGGGTGGTGGATAACCTAGAGGAGAAGCTGGCAAACTTGTGATGGATTCCAAATAGAGTCGGACCGGAACGAGGGGGAGTTCGTGGATTTGAGAGGGGGAGGGGGGAGTGGGGGAGTGAGGAATTTGCACTATTTGACCCTTCAGGACGAACGGGATTTGTTTGATGAATGAGTGAAAGGTAAACCCCCCACCCGCACCCTCCCCCCTTTTTAAATTGGGGGAGGGATATAAGGAATCGCGGCAAGATGCCGCTCCTACAAATTTCGAATACGAGATCCTGAATATTTTGGTTTGATAAACAAATGAGCAGAGAATAGTTAACCATTGGATTCAGTCGCTGGCGTCCGGTTCTTGCTAATTTGGCTACTGAAATAACTGGGCGGAGAGGTATTCACTTTCGCGCACTCAACCATGAGTGACCAATTCCTTGCTTGCTCGGAATTGTTATTCAGAACCGTAGTTCAGCATGACATGTTTTTGGTTTATTTCGATGAAGAAAGGAAAGCTGAAATACAACGACGGGATAATTAATATTCTCCATCTGCTGCCGGGTGAGGTGCGGGAGAGGGTGAGCCGCGGACGGGTAGAGGAGATATTCTCCGGGTTGAAACCGAAAGAGAGGGCCGCGCTCGGGCTGCGATACGGCTTTGAAGACGGAGTAGAGCGCTCGTATGCCGAGATGGGTGAGCTCATGGGCATGACCACCACGGGGGCGATGAAACTTTTTAAGAGGACATTAAAAAAGGTTATTGACAGGGCGACGAAAAGCGTATAGTTTATATTTTAACGGGCGAACAACGCCCTAAAGCGTAAAGCACAAAGGAACGGAGACTGAGAACATCTTCTCCGTTTTTTTTGCCCTTTTTGTTCCCTCCTATTATATTTCTAATGATTCCAAGCGGTTATTGAACGGGAGACTACTGATGTCGCGGCTGGAAGCCGCTCCTACAAATACTGGATTCCCGGTTAATTTTGGCTTGTGCTGACGATGTGTATTAATAGAGAAACTCACTTGCAATCAGCGGAGGGCGACCGGTTCTTGCACACGCTCAGAACCGTTGGTGTCGGGAATGACAAGAAAATTGGGGAAGTGAATGCTGATTTGTGAAACTGACCGTATGCGTCGTGCTGAATCCGATGCAACGGGTTCCGACCCTAACTCCGGGGGTAAAATGGAGGAAATAGATTCAGAAGAAAGTCAGGACGGGAATGAGAAGCTCTTTACCGAGTCGCAGGTAAACAAGATAGTTCAGTTGAGGCTCGAAAAAGACCGCCTCAGGGTGGAAAAGGAAGTCGAGAGCAGGCTCATGGAGCTCGGAATAGAGAGCGCCGAGGACGCCGCGGCTTCCAAAGAGTGGCGGCGTGAAAAAGAGGAACTTCTCGAGAGGGCGGCGCGCGAGAAGGAGCAGATGCGGCATGAAATCGCCGAGCGCGAGAGCAGATACGGCGAGCAATCAAGACAGCACGAGGCCGAAAAAAGGGAATGGCGGCTGAAGTACGAGTCGCAGCTCAAGCGCGCCGAGCTGACGCAGGCTGCTCTTAAAGCGGGAGCCGATCCGGCGAACGTGGATATGATCGTGACTTTCACGGAAGGGAACGTGAGAGTCGCGGACGGGGGCTTCCGGGTCGTCGAGATTGACGGACGCCCGGCGCTCGATCCCGAAACCGGGGCAGAGACGACGGTCGAAAAATTCATGAAGAGATTCCTGTCCGAAAGGCCCGGACTCGTCAGGCCCGCTTCTACGAAAGGCGCGGGGACCGGGGCGCTTGGCGCGAGGCCGGGGAAATACACGCTCGACGAGATCAGGGAGATAGCGAGGAGCGATCCGAAGAAGTACGCGGAGCTCAAGAGCGAAGGGGTAGTGCAGGCGCTTTACGAGAAGCACCTGGCGGAAAAGAGATAGCCGCCTTTACGTCGCGTTCTGTATGCCGTCTTCGAGAGATCGTCTCAAGATTGATGCACGAGGCCTCTACTTTGTGTTCCAATGCGGCATCAAAATATTGAAACGGAAAAGGCTAAGTTCTTTCTTCTTTTCCTTGATGAAAAGAAGCAAAAATCAACCGACAGTACAGAATTTACTAAAAATCTCATGTTAACGCTAAAACGCTTTAATTCCGCCCCAGCCCTAAAGCGTTTCTTAACGCGTGAACAATCTATTTTCTTAACGCAAATTATGTAATGTCGGGGAAAAAAGAATACAAGAATAAAAATTCATGCGGTTGCGGAGAACGTAACCGGATTCAGGGGGTTTTAGATGGCAAACGTAACAACGACTACAGCCGCGGCTATACTGCCTGAGATATGGGAGGCGGAGGTGGAATTCGCCGCCCATAACCACAGGGGTTTCAGCGGGCGCATAATGGAATTTCAATTCACGGGACCGGGGGACGTGCTGCATATCCCGAAGATAGGCGCGATAAGCGCGGCCGCTTTTTCGGGGACGGTCTCGTACACGGCCAACACGGAGACATCGGTCGATATTACGCCCGACGTGTCATACGCAGCCGTGCAGATAGACAGGAAAGCCGACGTGAGGTCGGTGACGAGTCTCGGGAACGTGTACCAGGTGGAGCTCGGACAGTCGCTCGCTCAGTACGAGGACGAGCAGATAGCCGGGCTTTACGCGGGGCTTTCCAACAGCGTGGGGGGCTCCTCTGATTTCTCCGAGGCGAATTACCTCCTCGCGATAAGGAACCTGATACAGTTTGGAAAGAACAAGGTCATGATGGGGATGACGCCCATATGGGGCGTGTTCCATCCGGTGCAGTGGGATCACGTGCTCGTGGTATCGAATATAAATTCGGCGCTGGTGAGGGGTGAAATGAACGGGCCCGCCAAGACGGGATCGATCGACCTCGCATACGGCGTGAACATAAGTTTCAGCTCGAGCGTACAGGTCTCCACCACGGCAAGGAACATGATCTATACGAGCAGGGCTTTCGCTATTGCAAGGAAGCAGACCCCGACAATAGATGTCGAGTTCGACGCGGACACTCTATCTACTAAAATAGTAGCATCACAGGATTTCGGTGTGGCCGAAATGAACGATCAATTGGGAGTCGAATACCAGACGAACGCTTCATAAGTTGTGACAGGGGAATTGGATCGGAAGGGCATGTGTCTTGAGGGCGCATGCCCTTTTTTATTACGGATATGCGTATGTGAATGACAAAGAAAAAATACGATTCTCTTCTTTTCCTTGGTGAAATGAAGCTAAGATCATACACGTAATGTGGCTTATGGAAAGACCAGGAAAGGTGAAAAGCTATTTTTCTATCCTTCTTTTCCTTGATGACTCGTCAGGGCGGAGCCTGCCGTAGCCTGGAAAGAAGCAAAAATCACACACGTAGTGTGTTCTATGAAAAGACTAAACATAATTTGCTAAAAATCTTATGTTGAAGCTAAAATCTTTCAAATGGACTGCTGAAAGATTTTTACGCTGGACACATAGTGTCCGTTTTATGGTTGCTAATTGACGGCAGGGGCTTAAGTCACTCACAGTACAAATTTAGCGGAGGTGGTGGTTAGAGATCGTACGCACGCGGGCGCTTGCCCGCTTTTCTTAACGCAAATTCTGTAATGTCGGGAAAAGACAAAGATGAGATTGCTTCGCTCCGCTCGCGAAGACTACAATAGATTTCTCACTATTAGAATTTGATTAGACTATATTGACGATGTTAATTGGCCGCGTATTTCATAAGCGGGTGCGACCGGTTCTTGCGCTAACTCAGAACCGTTGTTCGAAATGACAAGGTAGGGTCGCGGCTGGAAGCCGCTCCTACGGGTGATTGAAGAAGTGGATTCCCGATTAAGGCTTTCGGGAATGACAAATATAAATCCCTCCTAATTTATTTTGGATTAGGCGACCCTGAGCCAGAAGTTGATTGGGCACATCAGTTTCGTTGTAGGTACGACCGGTTCTTGCGCAAGCTCAGAACCGTTCTTTGCCAAAGGGAGGAATGAGATTGAAAGGACGAGATTGCCGCGCTGCAGAGCTCTTATTTTACAGGTTCATCCCATGACACAGTTACTTTCTAGCATTCAGCCGGGGGCGACCAATTGCTCGCTTGCTCGCAATTGTTGCAAAGACACAGTAGGTTGGGACGAGAAAGAAGGAGCGGAGTAGGATCGCGGCTGGAAGCCGCTCCTACGGGTGATTAAAGAAGTGGATTCCCGATTAAGGCTTTCGGGAATGACACACTTCGAGGGGCTTTTGGTTTCCCTGCTTAGCCAATGAGCTGCGAAGGACAGGCCGCTGCGCGACATACTAAAAAGTATATAAAAGGATTAAACATGGCGGAAATAAAGGATGTGGTGATAGAGGACGGGGGGGATATCGGGGGCACGGGCGTTTCGGGGCATCCGAGCCTGCCTGACTCCGGTTATCCAGGCTATGCGGTCGGGTATCCGACGTGCTCCGAGCCGACGAAGACGAACAGGGGGTGCGACGCGTGGAACAAGTGCG